AAGTATATCCACCAATCTCAGTTAAATTATTTAAAGTGATAGAAGAAACTTCTTCGCCTGTTGTAGTATCTACCGCAGTATAAAATCCGATGTCTTTAGTGTCATCGTCTGCACCATCTGCAGAAGCTAATTTTAAAAGTCCTTCTGTAGTGTTAAGATTAGCAATAGTTAAAGTGTCTGTAGAAGGTTTAAATCTAAATGTATTATCGCCTTCTACGCTTTCTGCATTTCCTGCAGCTCCATCTGCAAACAATACAAACATACTATCTGAGGCTGCGGAATTATTTGCAACAATTACTTGAGAAGCACTAGAGGCTCCTCCAGTCACTGTTCCTGTAATATTTCCTGTTACATTACCAACAACGTTACCTTCAAGATTACCAGTAACATTACCTATAAAACTACCTTGCAAATTGGTTGCTGTTATATATCCAGTACTAGGATTATAGGTGAGATTACTAGCTGCCTTTAAGGTTACACTACCGGATGTACCACTAGCAAAAGTTACATAATGAGTAGAGTTAGTAGAAGTATCTGAAGTTACATTTATGTTGCCTGTGGGAACGTTACCTGCTTCTGAAATTGCAGTTATACGTCCTTGAGCATCTACAGTTATACGAGGCACAGTAGCCGCAGTACCATAAGTTCCTGCGCTTACAGCTGTATCATCTAAATCAATACTAATTTGATTATCACTTACCGTAGTTGTAATACCTGAAGCACCCGCAAAAGTAAGAGTATCACTACCAATAGTAACATTATCATTAGAACCTGAATCTGCAGCGATAGTTAAAGAACCTCCTGCCATACCGATAATATTATTTTCCCACCTACTTTTAGCAGAAACGTATGTCCACGTAACTCCGCCCGAACTTATAGTATCTCCATTTTGGGGGTTTGAAGGAAATGAAATTGCCATCTATATACTCCTAAATTTCTACCCAGTCTGATCGAGAACCATCATTATAATAGATAAACGTTTTAAAATCGTTTGAATCTCTCCACATATCGCCTATTTGTGGACTACTAGGAGCCGAGTCGGATTGTACAAGAAAAACTTTTCCTCTATTGATATGTTCGATAGACTCGGTACCGTCTACGCTCTTTTTCATATAAATAGCGCCATCTGTAGTATTCATAGCTAATTCGCCGAGTGCTAAATTGGACGTAGTAGGAGCGGCTCCCGCAGTGGAAGACCGCTTTAATTTGATAGTTTGTGCCATTTGGCTCTCCAAGTCTTGCGTATATACGCGGAGGATAAGTTCATATTATTTAATATGTGCCACCATCAATAGATTCCCAAGAAGGAACCCCTGCAGAAGTCATAGATAAAAAGACTCCTAATGATGAATTTGCAGGTTTAGTAAGTTTTGTTAATTGATTTGTTGCATTTGCATATAATAAGTCACCTACAGCATAGGTATTATTTCCAGTACCACCACCGGTCTCATCTAGAGTTCCGTCTATAGATCCAAGAGAAAGGTCAACTTTTAATTTTCCAGAATCAAAAACTAAACCGCCATTATTAGCTAAGTCTAAGTTTAAAGTATTCCCGCTTTTGGTAATACCATTGCCATCAATAATTTGACCCGCACCAGAAAACTGAGTAAACGTTAATTTGTCTGTTCCTAGAGTAGCATTTCCGAATACATCATTATCAGAACCATCTTGAATTCTAGAGAGTACGAATCCATTATCTGCTTGAGTGCTTCCGCCTTCTACAAAAACAAACACGCCTCCAGTAACTTCGGTATTTGCATTAGCATCTTCCGCTCTAGTAAGTACGAAAGCCGTAGACCCATCTCCAAGAGTTGTTACAGTATAAATACCGTTTTGAACTTTATTTGCCTGATCTTTAACAAGTATTCTATCATTAGCAGCAACAGCAACGCTATCAACAGATAAAGCTCCGTTTGCATCTGCAGTTAAAGTTCCTGCACCATTATTATAAGTTACAGCAGGAAGAGCAGCAACAGTAACTAACTTAACAGAATCTTTTATATCAAGTGCTTGTTTTACGGCATCTACATATGATTTAGTAGCAGCGTCTTGTGCAGCACTAGGGTTTGAAACATTTGTTACTCTGTTTCCTCCCATATCAATAGTTTGAGAAGCAGCAACAGAAAGCCCTCCAGAAAGTGTAGTGGCTCCGCTTACTGATGCGTCACCAGTAACAACCATCTTATCTGCAGAAGTATCCCACAACCATGATTTACCTGCAGTATCACCAAAGAATTTTACATCGTAGCCAGTATCATCTACACCTACTGTTACAGTATTGTCTGCTTGTACTGCATTATCAAATTCTACATCCCTTCCAAATAGTACTTTTTCGCCACTATTTGTAGAAACAAAAGTAATATAATTATGATCTGCTGTTTTTAATACTAAAGAGGTTGCTTGATTATCTGCAAATTTAATTTCGTTTGCATTGGTATTGGACATATCCAATGTACCACCGCCCATAGTAAGAATTAAATCAGCAGCCGGAGCAATAGTTAAATTACCCGCAGAGGTATCGATTTGACCCGCAGTATTATTAATTCTAATATTTCCGCTGAGTAATTTATCGATTTTACTATTAGCGTCAACTAATATTGCGCTACTAGCAGTAAGAGTCCCTGCGACTTGATCCAACATAGCGGTAAAGTATTCACCACCAATTAGTTTATTATTACCTGTTGAAGGATCTCCAATAAATAACCGCTGGCCCCCATTACTCTGAGTGCCCGTGCCTCCAGAATACGCTAATTCACCAGCCTGAAGGCCGGAGGGCGCGTCTGAGCCAGTACTCCGTTTTATCTGTATTATGTTTGCCATTTACGTCTCCGCATCTACTTGGGGGTCTTAGTAAGATCCGCCATCTAGCCTGAGCATATTTGTAGAGTCTTGCGCTTCCATTAGAGTAATCCACTGATTATCTGCATAAACTCTTAGAATATTATCATCTGTGTCGTAAAATAAGTCTCCTTCTTCTACTCCAGTTGTAGGTACCTCTGTACCCTTAAAAAAGTCATTCGCTAATTCTTCTATTGCACCCTGCACTGTAGTGCTGCTTATAGAACCTCCCGGCGTATAAACAATAGCATTAGCACCAGCAGTAGCTGACAAAGCAGCACTAATGGTGACCTCTGTTTTATTTTCTTGTACAGTTACTTCTGTAGCCCCTTGGTCTCCCCCTATGGCTATATCCGTTACATTTTCTGTTATATATACTTCAGTAGTCATTAGTAAGTTCCCCCACTAAAAGTACTCATACTAGTACCTGTAGCGCCTGCTAAAGTCACCCATTCATTATTTCTATATAGTTTTAAAACATCTTCTGAAGTATCATACCATACGTCTCCGTTAACTGCATTCGAAGGAGCTGAGGCAGATTTATGATAGTATTCATCTGCTAACTCGTCAATAGCGTCTTGAACATTATTGGCAGTTAAAGAAGAGATGGGGGTTATTCCAACTCCTGTTGCTCCTAATTGATGCAAAGAAAAGTTAGCAGGAACTTCTGTTTCAATTGAGTCTAAGTTTACAGTTACATCATTTACTGCATTTTCCACAAAAGATCTTTCAGTGGCTGTAACATGAATAACTGTAGTAGCTAAGTATTCGGTCATTTTGTAATTTCTGCATTAACTCTAACATTTCCTTGTATAAGTTTTTGTACGGTTGACCCAGTAAATATTTCTACGTCATATACATACTGCCCTGCGGACAGTCCGCCTGTAGTAGTAGCAGATAATGCAATAGTTAAAGTTCCGGCCGTGGCATTAGTAATTGTGCACACGAAAGACGCCGAAGCGTTTTCAGCAGACGCACTGGTACGAATTTGGCCTCGTGCTGAGTAACCACTTAGGTTTTTGGCGACACCGCTTTCCTTTACTGTAAGTTGCAGAGTAAAGTCGCTGCCTTGATCCATCGTAATGTTATATTTGCCTGCTGACATAGTAATTTTTCTCCATTCTTAAAAATTATACCAAAATTACAATACTATTGTCAAGGTATATTTTTTTCTTGGTAGTTAAAATAAATCCTCTTCTATAACCTCTAGTTTATGGTAAAGATTACGTAAACTTTCTTGCTCTGGTAAATTATACCAAGCCAAAAATTGTTCTCTAGTAATTACTCTTTTATCGTAAGTAACTTCATCTATTCGATCTGCTAAAGTAACTGTACTATCGGTAGTTTCTTCAGCGATAGTAGCTAACTGGTCTCCTGCTGTGTTTCTTTTTTCAACAGGAACCCAGGTTGTTAGTGATCTAACATTCGGCAAAGCTATAAATAAAGATTTTAACCCAATTTTATTTGCTTCATCCCATATTCCCTGACCTCGATAGTCAGGATGCATAGCTGTCATTTCAAGCTGAAAATCTTGATCTTTCCAGTAAGCTTTATTTATACCTACACAAGTATCGTCTGAACGTAAAAATATCCCTTCTACCCAGCTAATACGTGTATTAAGATCTGTGAGGCCGTTTCCATCAACACTTTTTATTCCTTGGGATCTCCACTCTTCTGAATTTTGAATATCTAAAATGTAGTCTCCTCTTTCGTCTTTTCGTTTTAAGTAAGTGGTCTCTTCCAGAGCCCATTTCATTTGTTTTACCCAGCTTAATACTTCTAATTTTGCTTCTTTCTCTGGAAGAGTTACTCCATCTGCTCTCCAATCAGCAACACACTCTCTGATCACATCTAATTCATTAATAGAAATTGGTCTTATGTACAGGGTAGGGCCTGTGGCTTTTATATAGGACATTTATTAGCTCCAAGTTAAGCTGTATGATAAAGATTTTTTAGAAGAGCGGTCACTATGGTTTATCCAAGTATTCCACTCTTCTTTTGTAAGTGTTGTTTTTCGATAGGTTCCTTGTGCGATAGTATATGCAGGATCTTCATTGGTTACATACAAAGAGTCTAAAGTTGTTTTGACTGAAGTATTTATTTCGGAGTCCGAAACAGGTATAGTTGCTTTAGAAAGTGTTGCTTCTAAAGTATCGAATATAAATCTGTGGCGTAAAATTATTGATTCAGTATAATAATGCTTTCTTCTTTCTGAAGAAATTAATGCGGTAACATGATACTCAACTTGAGTACCGTGATAAAAGTGAACACAATAACCAATAGGAGCATCTGTAGAATTCAAACATATAGCAAAATTCAACCAGCCCACGTCTCCCTCTTGTAAAGCCCTTTTAGAAAAAAGGGCTTCATTTTGCTTCTTTGCTTGATAGTAAAAAAATTTTTGCTCGTTTTCATCCGGTAGTACATCTCCCGGAAATACTCCTACAAGAGCAGGAGTAATAATGCTCATATCTTCCCATTTTAAAAATCGCAAATAAATATTGTCAGATTGTATTTTTGTTAACGCCATTATTAGCCTCCACTACTCTTAAAAGTAAAACCTGATAGTACATTTATTTTTGCAGTAACAGTAACGGAAACCCCATTTCGGGTAAAAGTAACTGTTGAAAAAGCAGTACCTGCTCCTGTTTGACTGCTAGCAGTACATCCAGAGCCTGTAACATTTGCAGTCGGAGTAACACTATTAATAGTATTAGAAGTAGTATTTATAGAGGGAGTCCATCTAGAAGTACAAACTTCTGCTCCGTCTGAAGCTCTTTTCCACTTGATATTAATTGCTTGGGAGGTGTTTGAGGGAGAATAACCTGCGTTGGATACTTTATTCCAAGTAACAACTTGGTAATCTACACTATAAGTGTTTACATTTCCCAACTGAGCTTGAGGAACAGCTCGGTTGACATCCCCACTGGAGCTAAGTCCCGCATTAGCTCTTGTAGCTCCACTATAAATGTTAGCTGGGCTTATAGAGTTAGTTCCGTCATAAATATTTCCAGTTATACGATTACTCGAGTCTATAGCATTATTAGCCCTTGTAGCTCCAGTATAAATGTTAGCTGGGCTTATAGCACCATAGGTACTACTATAGAGATTTGCAGTTATACGATTATTCGCGTCTATAGCAGCATATGCCCTATCTCTTGCCCCTAAAATATCAGATATAGTTCTGGCAGTACTGCCGTTATAAAGACTTCCAGTTATACGATAATTTGAGTCTATAGCATTATTAGCTCTATCCGCTCCTCCACTGATTGTGCCTGCCGCAACACCATTAACTTTTGCCGTATCTGCTGAAGTGTTAGCACTTGTTACGTCCGCTCCATCTGTATAATTAAGTCCTAAATTACTTTTAGTAATCGTAGTTGTAGTACTACTTACTCCTCTATTTAAAGTGAATACCCCATTACTTCCTGCGGAAATAGCTAAATCTTCGTTTTGAAATTCATTTGTATTATAATTAGTCGTAGTTCCTGGCTTAAAAAAGTTAGTACCTACCGTAGCTCCTACTGTTGCCCCGCTTTCTGGTAAAGTGCTAAAAGCTTTTCCTGACCCTGCCAAGTCATTGGCGTCTATTTCAGAACGAATAGAAGCAGAAGATTTATTTTCTACACTACCAAGAGAAATATCCGCTTTATCTTGAACATGAAGCACAGGAGTTTGCCAAGTATAATTAAACTGGAAATTAGTTCCGCTTCCACTAAGAGCTGCTGTTCCTTTAGAGGAAAATAACTTTGTTCCGTCATTGGGATTATTAGGTATACTATCAGACCAACCACTAGGAATATTTGGATAAGAAGTACCTCCAGGAGCAGATCCTGCAGAACTCATATACTTGAATATAAAGTTAGTGTCTCCAACTCCTTCGTCTGAAAAACTAGGGGTACCCCATGTTATTGAATTAGACACATTCTCTGTACTACTCTCAGTTACTAAAGCTCTTGATATAGAGTTTAAAGAACCTTTAGTTGTACTCTTAGTTCTACTCCAACCACTAGGGATACTGGATAAGGTATCGGTAGCAAAATTATATGTTCCTGTACTAGGAGTGGAAGGCCAGTTTGCATTATTACCGTAAGTCCACCCCGATATCTTGTAATAAAGTTCTAATTCTGCGACTTTTGGTCCTGCAGCACCATCGTCTCCCTTTTCTCCCTGCTCCCCCTCTGAGACTTTGGTGAACGTCTGAACTTTGGTGTCTGTTACAGCGGTATCTCCTGAAGAGATAGCTATAGTATAGGTTATCTCTGCGTTTGTAACGCTTGTGCCTGACATTATATTACCTGCAGTATAGTTTGGAAAAGTAACTGTTTTTGTAGTAGTATTTGCTGTTCCATTAGCTGAAGAAACATTAATATTATTTCCACCACTTTGAGCAGCAGTTACTTTAAATTCATCCGCACCAGGAGTTCCGGTGTCTATAGGAGTTAGATTTTGTCCTCCTCTTAATACCTCAAAGAAAGTACCTGAATTAGCAGTACTGCTCACAGCTCCATTTGCCCCTGCGGGAAAAGTATGGGAAGCATTACTCATAACTACAGTATAAGAATCTTGACCTTCTAATCTTTTTGGAGCACCCCAAACCCACTGATTCGTAGCATCAGTATAAAATCCATTATCTTCAGTATAATTTTCTTCAATACTTCCTACTGAAGACCATAAAAATAAGTGTGTGGAACTATTTCCTGCGTTATCTCTAGCAGTTTTCGCTGCTGCAGGACTGTCATACCAACCAGTAGGAATACTTGCAGCCCTTGAGTTTGCAATAGGACCAGAACTTGGTGTAGAATTACTAGTACCACTTGCAGTATATTGATAAATAACATTAGTATCTCTTGGTCTATCTACTACAATGGCGTTGCTCCAGTCACTTTGTGCTAAAGTATCTGTAGTAGTATTTGTTATATCTACACTTGCTTGGGGCGTTGCACTTATAGCCCAAACAACATTTCTATAACTATTACCGGGCCATTGTTTTGACCAACCTGATAATCCTCCGGTAAAAGTACTGTCATGAAATCTATAAACAGCCGCTGTGGGTGCCGCTGGTTTTGCAACAGCACTAGTACTTGACTGTACTGCTTTATATATTGTAACCTCATGACTTGTTACTGCTGAATTACCACTTTTTACTTTAAAAATAGAAATAGAATCATCTGCTGTACTTGTTCCAGAACTTCCTTCTCTTACCTCTACTTTTATAACATCACTGGGGTCTGTATTAGAATGTGTGGTTCCTGCATAAGTAATAGAATGGGTAGCAGTAGTACTAAATGCTTGCACTTCTGATCCGTCTTTCAAAAATCTATATTCAGGAGCAGTATACCCTTGAGAACTTGCAGTAACTTTAATCTTATTTGCGTCACTTGGATCAGCATTAAACTGAGGACTAGAACCTGCACTATTGTAAACAATTGAATAGTCTGTAGACTCTAGGTGCACTACTTTTGCATCTGAACCCTCTAATCCGTCTTCTCCTGTGAGAGTTGCATATGCTTTATAAGTATATGCATCACTAGCTTTTTCTACTAAAGCCGCGATACAGTCGCCTGCAAAGTCGGGCTTAAATAGTTGCTTGAAGCCATATCCTGTCTGTGCTTTTGTAAAGTTTGTAGCACAATGCATTTCTGTATCACTTATAATAGATACTATCTCATTATATTCAGAACCAGCAAGTTGAGTACCTGGAGCACTATTTGTAGACACTTTTATCAAGTCTCCTACACTAAAGTCTGTATCGAAATCTGTACCATTTCCGGTTACCACATTACTACCTATAGCAGTAGAAACCGTTCCTTGAGAAAGAGCAGAAAGTCCATTATTAGCAGCTCCTAAAGTCTTCCAATATGTAGCATTTATTACATCTCCTGCTGCATCTTTAACTACATTATCTGTGTGTAGTTGTGCCGCTATAAAACCAGGAACGCTTGCATCAAAGTAAACATAAGCACTTTGTCCATTTGAAAGACTAGAAAAATCTAAAGCTGTCATAGTCCCACTTTGATCCATAAAAGTTTTAGAAGGACTCACGAATCTAAAATTAGCTTTAGTGAACTTAAACGCTCCACCACTAGTTATTTCTGCAGGAGAAGTTACTTGACCTCCAAAAACGAGTTTACCTGCCCGAAGAAAAGCACTCGAAGGAACTTCACTCGGCTTCACTTCTTGTCGGACAGTTGTCCATTTAGATACTTGTCCCGCAGTATTTACAGTCCTAACTTTTACTGTATAAGTACCACTAGGAACATTAGTAAAAGTTTTACTATGTTGACCAGCACTTAATCTTACAACAGTACCTTTACTATGTGCCTCTGCTTCAAAGAAGTGTAACAATTCATATCCTGCATTATATTTATAAAAAGGATTTGATCCGGCTACTACAGGAGAGTTCCATGCAACTGTAGTAATAAATTCGTTTCCAGAGCTTTGTCCTACTATTCCTGCAGAAGGAATCATAGTTATTCTTAAACCCGTAGGAGCAGGTACCTCTGCATTTTTATCCGGAGTAGCTTTGTATTGATCTTGAGGAAGTAAAAACTTTTTCTCTATTTCATCATATTTTTCTTCCACATATCTAACAGCAGATATGCTCCAAGTATGATCATCGTCTTCTACGACAGCTAAAACTCTAAATTTAACTGGAGCGTCTGTTCGTAAGTCGTTTACGTTGCTAATTGCCCAAATAATTTCAGAAGGAGGAGCGGAAGAATAAGCAGAAGAAACCGTTATAGTAGAAATATCGGTCCCAGCTCCTGTAGTAATAGATTTTTTCTCTAATCTTCCTTCTTTTGAGTAATAAGTGAATACGCTATTGTTTGAATCATCCAATAGATTTGCTGCTTTTTCTTCCGTATCTATAGCATTTCCATCTTTATCTACAAGAATTAAGTCCCCTCTAACAAGGGAAACTCCATTAATAGTAGCGGCATCTTGTTGCAGATAAGTCCCTGGCTCAGGGAAGAAAATATATAACTCATAGGACTGTCCTGACTGTAGTTCAACTCCTCGATCTAATTTTATCGAAGTAGTTGTAGACCCTGTAGATAATCTTCCTCCAAAATCTATAGAGTCTAATTTTCTGTCTTGTACATTTATTATATCTCCCGGACGAAGAAAGCCTGCTCCTACAGAAGTTGTAAAACTAAGGAGCTCTGTTTCTAAAGTATCTGTTTTTATAACCCAATGTCCAAGTCTCTGGGCTTGTCCTGCAGAAGTACAACCAAAAGCAATAGTATCTTTCTTTACTATCTTTCCTGTTTCAATAATATTATCAATATCGTCTACAGTTAAAACAGTTTGCTTATAATTTTGCTCTGGATCATTATAAGTAACATTGACTTGATTAGGACGAGCTTTAGTTCCTGTGTATTCATAACTAAAAAGCCCGTCTTTAACATTTGCAGTTGTAAAAGTATATATAGGCTCTTTGGGGCGGTCTTGTACAGGAGTTAATTGCCCATCCATCCATATCAACATCCCTCTAAAGATGCTTGCCATATCTTTTAATACTTTATAAGCTTCTTCCACTTTAGATAAGTAAACATTTGCAGTAAATCTAGGCTCAAGTCCTCCCTTACCATCAGGCACCATTTCATCACAATATCTTGCAATTTGATATAAAGAATACTTATCTATGTCTGCCGCATTTAAATGCTGACCAAGACCGTAGTCTTTATTAGTAAGTAAGTCATAAAATACCCAAGCAGGATTATTACAATATACTGGAAATCTATTAATATGCGTTCCCGCAAGACTGTCATCTCCTCTAAAATTTCCATCCCAGTTAACGTAACTCCCTGTATCAACTCCAGTACTAGTATTTCGTGTATACTTAGCTTCCTGTGATAGTGGAGAGCCGTAGTTTATCTCTTCTCTTGTAATATAGTTAGAAGGAACTTTTATTTTCTTTCCTCTTATATGGTAGGCCCGAGTAGGAGGAGTGGGAAAATCTCTAGCTGAAAAATTAACAATACCATACGCTGATTTAGGATAACTTAACTTATCCATAATCATTATCTCTATAAACTTGAGCTTAGCCATTCCTGTAAAACCTTCATTTGGAAAAGCTTCGCCGTTTACATAATCTTTTTGAGTAGATGGAGTAGTTCTTTTTATTTCTATATACCAATCATCAAAAGGTTTTACAGGAGTAAGATCAATAACATGCTCAATAACAAAAGCAGTATTAGTCTTTCCTGTAACTGTACCACCTCCACCATCATCTTGGTTATACCTATAAGAACCAGACCCATGAGCCGTCCATGCTCCAGGATTTGCAGGACCTACACTAAGTAATTTTTTATACGCAGAGTCAGTAGACTTAGTTTTATACCTGAGAAATACTTGAAAGGTTGCGTACGCTAGTTGTTCGTCTCCTTCGTCGCTTCTTCCTATTAAACCTCCGGGAAATTCAATAACTAAACGAACAGAATCTGCCTCTCTAGCCTGAGCTGCTGTTAAGTTTATAGACGAAGAAGTAGGATTAATTATTTGAGGAGCTTGCTGTCCACTTGCAACAGTAGCACTACTTTCGAGACTTCTAGATGTAAATCCTTGAGTCCATTGTAAGTCAAGATTAGGAGCGTTAGTAAAACTCGCACTAGGAACTCCTAAAGCAGCTCCTTGGGCTGGAAGTATCTGATTTCTAGCTCCTGTTTTGAAGTCTCCACTTACATTTTCAAAATTAAAGTCATCCGCAATTCCACCATTTGTAAGTCTTTGTGAAATTTGTGAAGGCGCATGAGTAACTGCTCTAGGTACGTTAGGTGAAACAGTCAGTGTAGTACCTGAAATATTAGTAATTTCCCCGATATAATCTACGTGTATTTTATTACCTGAAGATATAGCGGTATGAATACCCGGAAATATTTCTATAGTATTGGCATCAGTATAAGAAAGTAACAGGTATCTTCCTGTAGCACCTCCAGGACCGGCATTGGGAATACTTACATACCTAGGAAGTATTGATGTTCTTGCCTGCTTTATTCCCTGAGCAAGTATAATATCGTCATCCATGTCTGAAGTAAAAATATTAGTGGTAGTATTTATTGTAGTTGCCCCTATAGGTAGCGCACCATCAATTGCTCCTGTAGCGGCTGCATTCATTATATTTATATATCGCTTACCTTGAGTCAGGCTTAGGCCCTGAGAAAATCCAGTTTTCACAGTGACACTCGCATTATTTGCTGTTGTAGTAGAGCTTCCCACACGAGGACCGGAGGCAGCTAAAGCAGTTCCATTGGCCATGGGAGTATTATTTAAATAAATACTTGCCAGACCATTAACTAGGCCTCCTATTTCTCCTTCACATAACAAATCATATATTAAACCATACTGGTGCTCACTTTTTCTAGAGCCCATTTGGTATCCAGGAGAAGTTGGATCTGTCGGATCCTGTCCTGGACCGTATTCTGTTGTTCCTGGTCCTACAAAACTAACCATGTGTTTCTCCTATTAGTCGTAGTTGATGTTGATATAATCATCACCCATTCCTGCTGAATTACCCCAGTAATCTTCATACCCTTCATAAACTAATGCCGAACCTGCTGGATCCTGCCATGTGCTTCCTGTTGTGTCGTCGTTTGTTGACGTATGTGTAGTTTGAGTACCTGAAGTATTGGTACTATTTCCATTATACTCTTGCCCATAATTATAAGCACCAAAATTATAAGCACCTCCAGGAAATGGAGTAGATCGTAAAGAAACGTTTATTGCTGTTCCTCCTACTAAAAGCTCTCCGTAGGCAATAGGCACACCGATACCTTGTCTAGCTTGATTAACTGGTCCGTTAAATAAATAGGCTTCGTTTCTTTCTGGGTTATCTACTTCAGGTCCTGGAGCGAGCATTTGTGTTATACCTGCTATACTTAAGTTTACCGCCATACTTAAGCCTGTCCAAGCCGTAAAAGTTGCAAAGCCTTGTCCTCCACCAAGCGCTGTAGCCAAAGACATATCAAATACTGTTTGAAAACCAAAATAAAGAGCTACAACTATAAGTATCGCTACTAAAATTTTTGTAAGAGCTTTCTTCTCTCCTGCAGGAACAGGTGCTATTATAATATCTTCAGACCCAAGAGCATTGTTCAAAGTAAATTCATCATTTCCATAAAACTCCTCTCCTTGTTGTACGGTAAAATCAATGCCATTTTCAGTACAATCTATCAAATACTGTTGGAGTCCTACAGTATTACAACCAATCAGTTTAAAGATTTCTGCAACAGAAGTTACATTCACCTCCCAAACTTCTCCAAATCTATCTCCTAAATCTCCCATTAATCTAACTGTCTGCATCTCATATACCTCGTTACTTGCGGTGCAAAGTACCTACTCTGTAAACTCTCTCTGCAAGAGAGTCTGTTTTCTGCGTGGTGCATAAATATATCTTCTTGTAAATATACCCCACAATGACTTTCTACGGGTGCTTGTATTTTAAAAAGTATTACATCATGTTCCTGTACTTGATCTACTTCATAAAAACCAAAAGGCTTTACCATGTCATCAAAATAGTTAAGACCTTTTTCCCACCAATCGTCTTCCCAATCAATAGTGGGAAGTTCTATATTTAATTTCTGTAAATAGTAATCCTTAACTAGACTCCAACAATTTGCAGTCTTAAAGTCATACTCTCTTCCTAACAAAGGAGCTGAGTTATACTCAGGCTCATATAAATAAGTTTCTAAACTCGGTAAAGAGATTATAAAATAAGGTATTCCTAAAATATCCGAAGCCTTTATATCTGCACCACTAGGTTCACATGAATAATCTGGGTGACTATGAACTACTGCGTATATATCTCCTGATAATCGAGCGGCAACATATTGTTTAGGGTCTATCTTAAATTCTTCTTCTCCTTCTGCTACATTATCGCAATAAACCCATTTTAATTTTCCTCTTTTATTAATTAAAAGTCCACAGCCCTCTCTAGGGTAATCTCTTTGTAAATCTGTAGCTATTTCCAGTATTAATTTATTATCTATCATATAAACCTTCTGGATCCAGGGAATCCTCCAAAAGGTAATACTGCATAATTGTTTTGAATATCAGGGTTTACGTGTTTAATAGTAACAGAGCTTACTGTGCTTGATTTTCCTGTAGCTCCAAAACGTTTAGCACAGGAAGTTAATTTTTTACCGCATTGATCTCCTCGTTGCCAATAATTACCAGATTCAGGAGCGACCGTGTGAGCACCTCCTGTTTGAGTTACATTTTTTACTTGCCATAGTATGTTGTTATGTAAAACATAATCGTTAAAATCTGTGTCTGTATATGCGTAATAAGTGTCACTTGCACTATATGTTCTAAATTTTCTTACTATAGTAGAATTACTATCTGTAGGAGTAGCTCCTAATGCTGTTGCAGTATATAACTGAAAAACTTTTGATTGTCCTGCAGTTCGACTTCCATTTGAGTTAACTCGTATCAAAGAAGTATCTTTTGAATAAGTGTAAAAATTTCCTGCTACAGGACTGCTTGTAGAAGCTTGTATTAAGTTATGGGGAACAATATACTCGTCTTTTTTATTAACATAGATATTATAATTAACTCCTCCCCAAGTAATCTGATAATCTGTTCTCCAACTACAGCCTCCCACCTTATTGGCATCTGTTTTATTTTCTGCAGCTCCTTGGTATTGCCAAGGGCAAGCACCTCCAATTACTTGTCTAGCAGGTACGGTTACATTTTGAATATCAATAGGAGATGCAAGTTCAAAAACTACATTTAATATATTTTTTTGTTGTATTCTATCTATATTGTACTTTTGTATAGGAAACTCTATAGGAGGATTCGCAGTATTTGAATCATATAAGTACTTTCTAAGAGTTGTTCTTTTTGTAATTCTCGCTCCTATAAGCTCTTCATAATCCATATCGCCTATATTAGTAGAGAAAACAGCGGCAATATTAGCTATTGTTAGAGTGGGTCGAAAGATAGCTCCGTCACTCTCAAACTTCATGCCTTCTATATCTATAGGTACAGGAACATAATCTCTTACAGTCCCTCCTGTTGTATCTCTCATTTTTACAGGTGTTTGTGCCCCTAGATCTTCATATCCTCCATTATAAAAATAAGCGTAAGAACCTGTGACATACTCTAATATAAATAATTCAATATATTCGCTGCCATCGGTATCTAGTTTTTGTGCTGATTCTATTGCTTCTTGTGTCATGGTTCATATACTCTATCGAAAGTTGCTGAGACGGTTGAACCTACTCCATTTGTATAAGTTGTACTCCATTTACTACAAACTACTTTAATGGTTTTTTCATTTCCGCCAGAATTTGTATCAGGTATTGTAAAGCTAAAAGCAGTGACTGCTTTTTTACTCTCAAAAAAAGCAATTATATCGTCAATTTCTGCTCTGGATCGATTAGAAAAAGCAAGATTGTAAGTTTCTTTTAAAGGATTAATTCCTTCTACCATTCTTTGTTGATATCCATCGCCAAACTGTACTATATGTCTAACAGGTTCTGTACTTCTAGACATTCCTTTGTCTGGAACTCTGACAGTACTAGTTAAATCTGTGAATCCTATAGCCATTATGCTGCTCCATAGGGGCTAAGTATGCCTCCGGGTCGTTTTTGATTTTGAAGTTCTTCTTGTACTGCTGCGGATAACAGTTTACCTAATTGGCCCGCTTGATCGGCAGTAATACCGCTCTGTTCTGAGCTTGAGCCTCCTTCGTTCATGTTAACAGTAATACTTACGTTATTTGTACCTCCACCATCTCGCATTTCAACAGGAATAGCATTTCCGTTAGGAAGGGGCACTACCGCTTCTGTTCCGTGTAGTATTGCAGGGTATCCTGCACTACTACCTCTTGCAATTCCGCCTGTAGAGTATCCCACAGGACGCTCCACTATTCCTCCATACCTGTTGCCTGGGCCTAGGACGTTACCTATATTTGCGTCAATTCGTCCTCCTAAATCTGTGTTCATCTTAGTAGACATATTAGTATTAAAACCCTCAAGTTGAGCCGACTGGCCTGCACTTATACCCCCTAAAGCTAGTTGTCTAACTAGAGCTACTACCATAAGTTCTGCAATGATTTGAGATAAAGCATTAAGAACGCCTAGTGCCATATTTTTAAAAGCATCTTTAACACTCATAGTACCTTGTATTAATCCTTGCAAGCTTGAAGCCAGACTACTTTGAAAAGAGTCATTAACTGTCATCAATATCTGACCTACAGCAGTGGCTTCTTTTTTTGCAATAGCTGCATTGTTCATCAAAACAATAGTATTCTGTCGTGAAAGCTCAATCTCATCGATTTTATCTTGATATCCCGCATCCGAGTCCCTCATAGCAGCTAACTGATTCTCTAGATTTAAAGTGTCAAGCTTTTGTTGCCGTACTTCTAAAAGTGCTTTTTCAGCCGCTAATTCTCTGTCTACTTGCTGCTTTACAACAGCACCAGAAAGTCTATTTTCATTTGTTTGTCTCTGCAAGTCTAAATTTGCCATTTTTAATCTTTGTGTTTCCTCTACCACATACCTCAATCTTTGTATATATTTATCTGTGTCTAGCCCGCGTTCTGCCATTGCGTCAGCCAGAAGCTGGACTGCTCCTGTAGCACCAACTTTAATCGCTTCTCCCATTTCATCCGATGCTTCAGCAGAATCTTTAAGGCTTTCTAAGTAATTTATAGTTTCTCTTCCTCCTTTCTGAAGTTCTACCGTTAAATCTGTTATTCCTCTTTTTACAGCTTCATAATTTCCTTTTGCAGACTGAGCTTGCGAAGTTATTTGTGTAATTTTCGTAATATCTAAGTTATCTATTGCTTGTTGCATTTCTGGAGAAAGAGCACTTATATCTTCAAGACTGTTTTTAAATTGCTTCAGTGCAGCGCCTCCACCTTTTCCTAATATTTCTGCTTGGGCGGATGCTATTTCTGCAGCAGTAGCTTTTTCTCCTGCGACTGCAGAAACGTCTAAAGCGAGAGCTTTTCTAAACTCAGATGCAAGGTCAGTAGTAGATAAACTATTTATAATTAATCTAGCTTGTTCTTCTGCTGACTTTTCTTCTGCAATCATTTCTGCAAGACCGCTTTTAGCTGCCTGAATACTTTCATTTAATGTAGTATATCCAGAAGCTAAATCTGCAAGTCTTTCTTCCATTTGTGCTTTTCTAGTATGCTCTGCTTCTTGCTTTGCTAAATCGTCCATACTAATATTCAGTTTAGCGAGACCAGCATTTACCATTTCTACAGCTTTTACGTCCGCGTCATCAGCAAAAGTAAATTTTTCTATTTTAAAATCTGCTCTGTCTTTTCCTATAAAAGCAAAAAAAGAATCAGGAAGAGCGTCCATTCCTGCATTAATAGTCTGAACGGCAAGATTTGCTATAAATTGTATTGTTTTAGCAATATTTGCAAGACCTTTTGCAACATTCATAGCAAGAGTATGAGGCATCTTCATTAGGGAATTAAAGGCATCAAAAATAGCTTTTACTACTCCTAAGATAATGGTGGCTTTCATAAGTTTATTTACTACTTTCATAGTTCCACGGGCAACTGCTTTTATTGCTGTAAAGGCACCAACAAAAGAACTACGAATTAACCTAGCACTTCCTTTGCCTGCTATTCCTACGAATTTCATGCCGTTCTTTACTGTTCTAACAAACCCTAGACTACTTTTCTCCATGTCTTTCATGGATTTTTCAAAGTGTCTAACTACTTTAATATCTGCATCCTTAAACATACCAGAAACTATTCTTCCATGTTTAGCATACTGAGCTTCGGCAGATCTTAGAGCTTTTTTTAAGTTTGCTTTATCACCTCCATGTAGTCCTTCAAATCCTTTTTCTGATGCTTTTTTAAGTATTTTACTGTCAGAACTCGCGGCTAACTGTCCTGCAACTCCTTTAAACTTTTTAGTTGCAGTGGCTTGAAGACTTTCTAGACTTACCCGAGTATCCTCGATATCAGAATTCCATTTCTTAAAATCTTGAATAACATCTTTAATGCCTTTTCCACCCTTTCCAATATTACTTATTTTTTCACCTAATTCTGATACTCCGGGAATGGATTTAAATATAGATAAACCAAGAGCACCAAACAGTAAAACGGCGATAGTCGCATTGTCCGCAATGAATCCTGCCAATCCTTGAAAAGCGGGTAGAAGTGCTTGAGTAACTGCCTTTACTATTCTATCAAAAGTTTTCTGTAACTTTACGAATTCATTTACAGGAGTTGACATATCTCCATATTGCTCATCTAGCTGACGCTGTGTTTCTGCGAGAACTGCTTGGCTTCTTTCATACGAAGTTAACTGGTCTGCGGTCTTTCCTATCTGTTGAGCATACCTCTTAGTAGCAGTTTCCAAACGAAGAGTAATACCTAATTCGTCCAAAAGTTCTGGTTCCGCTTTAGACACACCTCGAACTAATCGATCAAAAGATTCTTCAAAGTCTCTTCCTAGTGCAGCCGCTGCTTTCCTAGCTCCTATAGTTAGTTTCTCTAACTGATCCGTAGAAAACCCTTTAGCAGTACCTATTGCAGCAGCCTGAGCAGCTTCTTTAAAGCCAAGCATACCGCCACTAGCTTCTTGTAGTTTACCTGTCATCGCTCCTAGAGCCACACCAGTTTTTTGCGCAAATTCAATCTGTCCCTTTCGTAGATTTTCGAAGTCAGCGGCATTTTTTAAGAAGTTAAAGGCAGCAGTAATAGCAAAAACATTAGCGGCTAAAGTTGCATAGGCAGGAACAAGCCCTCCCGTAATGCCTTGAGCCATTTTAGAAAAGTTTTTTGTGGCGTTCGCTGAAGTTTTAGCGGCACCTTTTAAATTTCTGTCTGCTGTACGAGCATTTTTTCCAACTTGCTGTAAACTTCCGTTGTCTGATACGCGTACACCAACTTCTACATCTGCCATATCTATCTCTTATTAACAGGGTATAATTCTTCTGACCCGCTGTTGGCTTTCATGGCCTTTTGTTTTTTCGCTACTTCATCATTAATTCTATTCATATTAAGAATTTCTATCTGCTTTATAAAATATATTACCTCTTTTCTGTCTTCTACTTTAAAAGCCTCTAGTAGTTCTGGTAATATGCTCCAGTCTTTTCCCATATAAGCACCACTCATACCATCCCATCTATCAGGCATATACTGGTAAAGTCCCATCGATAGTTGTACTTCATAAGGAAATATACTATCTTCTACAGGCATTCTTTCTGGGTCGGGCTCTTCGCCTAACTGTTCGCACATTCTCAAATAAGTATCTAAACTAATTTCCGTATTTTGATACTTTCGGTCAAGTAACTGTAGTATTTGAGTTACTTGCTCTCCGTAAAATTTTCTAGGTCACCAACTGCCTCTGTAACCCAAGTATCGAAGTCTGGAGAGTTCTTCATTAAAACTTCTGCGTTTTCTCTCGAATATGGAAGCTCTTCATCTGGGTTTTGTGCACTAACGTCTACTAGTAACAATTCTTGTAGTCTGCCGTAAGTGAGTCCACTCCATCCTTGAATAACTGCTTCTACATATTTCGTTAGAAACTTATCCTCATCTAGTTGCTCTTCAAAAGCCCTAGACTTCTTATTAAATTTATTCTGTACACATTTATTTCGTACTTTTAAAAGTTCTTCTCTCGATAAATGTGTTAAAGCAACCTGAAATCCATCTATTCCAGGAAAATCTAAAGTAACCGTTTTACTAGGAGTTAACAAACTTGCTAGTGATACTTGCGGTCCTTTTTTCTGTGCTGTAGCTTGTTCTGTCATTTTTATTCTACCTTTTAATTAAAAAATAGAGGGTGGGCGAACCCACCCTCCGTGATTTCTATTACGATGCAGCCGCGACTGGACCAACCATTGTAATAGTTACATCATCTGCGCTATCCAAATCTGTAGGAAGTGCGTTAAATGTAGTTTCTAGAGAGATCACATCATCAATAGAGTGAGTAGGAATCTCTACGTGAGCTTTAGGAAGCTGAATGAAGGTATAAGGACTTGACGTACCACCAATCTTGAATGTAATATCAAATTGGTTAGTAGTAATAGCCCTTTGTCCTGTACCACTCATATCCTGCCAAAAATCCTGAGAAGTATCTTTACCACTAGCAAGATAACAAGTAAAAGAACCACTAATGTTTCTAGGACCTGTTACGTGCTCTAGAGGAGAGTTTACCTCACCAAGAGTGTTTGGAGTAAGATAAGTAATACCGTTATCAATACTAATATTACCACCAGTGAGTGTCAAACTATAAGACTTCTTAGCACTCGCATGGTTAACGCTATTATCACCGTCAAGAACTAACTGAGTTAGTCGATTACGCAAGTAATTAGCTGTATCAGAAGTTCTTTGTCCTTCTTCTATAGTAGAAGCGGTAAGATTTCCTCCAGTAGTAATAATACCACCAGTGGCGTCTGCCGTAATATTTACCGCGCTGCCTCCAGAAGTGTTAGCAATCTGAAAAGTATTAGTAGCAGTTGAAATAACAAAGTATTCTCCCTCTGTTACTCCAGTTCCACTAAATCCGGAAAGACTTACTAAAGTACCGTTTGCTAATCCGTGCCCTGAACTAGTGATAGTATCATTAGAAGCTGTAGCAGTAGCACCTGTAATAGTAGAAGCAGATTCTTCAATAGTTTCTGCGAAACCACTCCACTCTACTTGAGCAATACCATCAACGTCAAAAGAGATATTTGCGGTATTTACAACTGCTTTATTCAACTTATAAACGAAGCCGGTAGCAAATTGAAACTCTAATGTAAGAGTATTCAAAGCCGCTTTATTTGATCTAGTAGAATCGAATACTACTGAGTTTGTCGCATGTGTAGTTCTCGCGCAATCAGCAGCATCAGAGAGATCTCCCTGAGCTAAAAGTGCGTTCCATAGAACCTCTTCAACAGCGTGCATTTTAGCAGCGCCATGATTTTTAGTTCCACTACCATTAGACTTAAAAGGACGAATATATGTTGTAAAAGACCACTCTGCCGGAGCAAGAGAGTCGTTAAACATTCTTCGACCACGACGAGAAGCACCCGCCGTACTTTCCATTTCTGAGAGCGTAACTTCACTAGCATTAGTTGCCTGACTGAAGCTAAACCCTTCTTGAATGGGTATTTTATAGACTGTGGAAGTTGCTGATCCAGCGTCATCATTCGCCGTCACATGCAACACCACGTCTCTTTGCAAAAATACTGCCATGTTAGTCTCCTAACCTGAGTCGTTGTTTAACTGTGCGTTCGCTGTATTAAACAAAAGACTCCTAATATCGCATCTCTAGTACCATTTCACCGACACCGAGAGGCGCTAAAGCACCCTCATCGGTATCAATACTAATAAGGGTGATTTGGACGACATTTTTATCCGTACCTGAGTCCTCTTCGTACCCAAGCGTGGAATTTGCATCCAAAACCGTTTCTATGTCCTCAAGGACAAGTTCTAATTCTTCTATAGGGTCTTCTCCATTTACGTAAACCCTTATGGTGACGTTTAAAAATCGCCATTTATTACCACCACCGTAATACTGTCGTGTTTCCATTCCGGCAGACATATGTACTGCAGGAAACTGATCAACCTCATCCCAAAAAAGCATTCGGGGAGAAATACTATCCGATATATCAGTTTTATATGCACCAGTACCGTCAATAACTTCTAACTTCTCTGCAAGAGAACTTAGTATCTTTGATCTTCTTGTAGTATTGTCTCTTGCCATTATCTAATTCTCTGTGTATAGAATCTGCCTTTCATTACTTGAGCAGCAATTTCTCTTATGCTTTTATCAATTAACTTTCTAGGATCTCTATCAGGATCTTTTTCAAATACCTCATAAGGATCCAGTTGATACTTATATTGAATAGTAGGAAACTTTTTATTACTCATCATATTTTGTACTTTAACACTTTGTCTAAATCTTCCTGTTCTATTTACAAGTGCAGGCTCTGTCATGTTTGCTAGCAGAGTATCTGGTAACTTTCTATTCAATAGTGTTAGGAGAGAGATAGGGCTCCAAGGACTCTCTTTTTTATCTATAGTTTTCTGCCCCTCTGTAGTAAATCCCCTTTTGGGCTGTGTAGTAGTAGATTTTTTAGAAAGATTCTTTTTCTTACCTACCTTTCCAATAACACTTTTATCCCTTTTATTTCTTACTACCTTCTGTTCTTTTTTATTCATTTTAACAGTAATACCCGGCAGGGTTGATAATCCCTTAAAATCTCTTAAAATTCTATTCACAGCTAAAGTAGTTATTAGACTTACAGGTGAAGGACTTGCTCCTTTTACAGCTAATTCCTTACCTACCGTTTTTTCTAATTCTTCCTCAATAGCTGCTTCTAACATAGGCTTGATTCTTTTCCAGTCTGTAGATTCCTCTCCGGGCTTATTCGCAGCATTAGGACCTATTCTTCCTGTAATTCTAATATTTTTTAGAAAGTTCTCTGGTTGTGCACCTTGGCTGCTATCCCAGGCCCAACTAACGTCTGCAATCATATTCTTTAATACAGTATGTGCAGCATTTCTAGCATCAGCAGTACTGAACCTAATATCCTTCCATGCTAAATCTGAAGATTCTTCTATGACCTCTTTAAAGGCTTTATCAAAAGAGGCTTGATCGCCCCCTTGTTCATTCATTCCTTTATCAACTCCTTCTTTTGCTCCTTTCCCAGACAAGTGACGATCCATCTCACCTAAAGTGTCGAATCCAACTGTTCTCTCTGTGTGAAGCATTTGAGTTTGCCGTGTAAATTTCCCCCACCCGTCTGTAGAAGTAACACCTCTAAAAGCAGGTTCTTGTTCCATAGCTCTTTTTACAAGATTCTCAAAAGGTACCTTAAGACGGCTCTTATTCATACTATCATCATATTTAGAAAAGTAAAGTTGTACAGCATTACCTTCTCTTTTAGCAGGAAGAGCGTCTTTGTGAAGAGGTAAACTATTATATTCTTGCTCGAAATTATCAAACACATAGTTTGCTACTTTCTCCATAGCAGTCATTAGTTCAGGTTGTTCAGCCGCAATAGCTAACTGAGCTTCTAGTCTTTGGTTAGTTTTTCCTGTTGCTTGCTCAATTTCTGCTTTTCTTGCATCTATAGTTTTCTTCTTTTGAAGAACAGCAATAGTATTAGCTACAACTGTTTGTTTAATATCACTAAAAGTTATAGTAATTAAGTGCGGATTTGTTTTTCCCTGATAATCACGAATAATTTTATCAACACGACGACGGTCATCCGTGCGGCGGATAATCATATCTCGTATTATAGAGTCTACGATTGCTTTTGACATTATATCACATCAATTACTCGATACATATCTAGAACCCTTTTAATATGGTCAGGGAATCCAATATTTTCTCGAATACTTGTGGACGTATCGTTTTGAATAGTCGCACCAGCCAATGATTTTCTTCCTTTGTACTCTTCTTTAAGGTAATAAGTAATCAAATCGAATATAGCTAGTTTGAGGTCTTGAGGAGTTGTAGAATATCCTGCGGTGTAAATGACTTTAACGGAACCGAATCCTTTCTCAAAAGGTTTTGCGCTAGTTTCTCCGTCGATTCTATAGATTCTATCATGCTCAGTATCAATATAATAGTCTGTGTTGTTAACTAAAGTAGTATAAGCATCTGCAATACTACCTCTTTCTTGTACAGAAGTTACTGCATTTAAGGGCGATTCTGTTAAGAATATCTCTGATGTTTCTTTATCATGAATATCAAAAACTTCAGTTTTAGCACTAGAGTAATGGTCTATTATACTATTACCACAGTACGTTTTTACTAGGTCACTTACAGGCGTAACAAGTTGATCGATCTTCGAGTCATCCTTGAAGTTCTCGATTCCTCTGTATAACTTGTAATCGTCTTTTGTTACTAAGTTTGCCATAAAGATTTCCTTGAGGTAATCAAAGGGGAGGCGAACCTCCCCTTGATCACTATTACCCAAATAGGGATTAAGAACCCTTGAACTGCAAAGGCCACGCCGCAGTAGTACCTGCGATGATGCCTGCGAATCCAAGTCGTTGTGACGCGACAAGAACTCTACGCTGTTCAGCGACTTCATAATCGCTTTCAACCGTAACACCACGAAGACGCGGAATTACAAAGTTACGTGGATTCACTGCTACTGCATAGAACTTATCTGTGCCCGCTGTCGCGAACTCGTCCGATACAATAACGGGGGATCCGTAAACCTGGCCTACTTGACCAGTAAGTTTGGTTGAACTTGCATTATCAACCTGACTGACATCTGCGAAAGCAGTATCAGAAATAAGCTCATGATACTTCGTCAAGCTAACGATGTAAACTACATCCTCAGGACGAACACCATACTTACCCATATTTTTACGAGCTGCCAATAGTTCGGTAGCTACCATAACAGGATGATTAGCATAAGCTGTGGCATGCTGAGTTTTATTAGAACCCGCATACTTTATGAGACCATCAGGAGAAGCATTACCCGATCCGAAAGGACTGTCACCAGTGTTACCAACAAGAATCATATTCTCGACGGAACGTGCTTGAGACCTAATAACGGCTTCACGGATAAGAGGAAGAATAGGAATAATTGCATCCTCTTCAGTCTCGTTACCAAGATAGGTACGAGAAATAAGCTTCTTGGTGGTAAGAGTAGTTGCAGTCATATCGATACCGCCTCTATCACCTTGACCTGTAGTCTTGTATTGGTCTCCTCTCTCAGCTAAGTTACCATGAGGGGAAACTCCATCCGTCATCTGAGCTGAAACGAATTCGGCATATCCAGAGTCAGGCATTACAGGTAAAATCTGGCTTGCTGAACTCATTTGAATTTCACGGAATAAGGGAGCTAATTTAAGCTCTAACTGAATGTCTCGTTCTACGTTAGTAGAGACAACTTGTTCAAAATCAGCTCCTTGAACTGCAACACCAGACATAGTATTTACCTTTTCCATTACATTTTTGGCAAAGTCAGTTTCATAACCTTTGCCAGTAACGCGACCAAGCATATACGCATCTTCTACGTCAGACGCCATTTTAACTTTCCAGTCGCCACTGTCGCGACGCTCACCGAAAATTCTCTTAGACTCGCGAATAGCAGAAATCTCTTCAGATTTCTCATTAAGTTCTTTTCGCAACTCGTCTACAACAGTTCCAAGGTCTTCTTGACCTTTAAGAACCCTTTCTTCCAAATCTGAGACGAGACGTTCCGCGCCCGACGTTACGCCCTGAACTACAGCTTGGACCTCAGCTTTCTTCTCTTCGAGTTGTGCTTCTTCAGCAGCTTTTTGAGCTTCCTGCTGTACAGCAGCCTCTTTGGCTTCTGCATCAGCAGCTGCTTTCTCTTCAGCTTGTTTCATCTGAATTTCAGCAGCAGTCTTACGAGCTACTTCTTTTGCGAACTCTTCGAGATCAAAGTCTTTATCAGACATAATATTGTCTCCGAAGACAGCATTTGCTGTTTCCTTTGATGAGTCCTTATCGGACTGATCGATTTCAACATGAGGATCGTTAACAAACTGTTTTTTCCAGTCCGCATATTCTTCTTCTGAGTCAAAAGCTTTTGCTACAGAGAAGATCGCGGACTGATTTGCAGGGACAGAAACAACTGACACTTCAAACAGTTCCGCATCCTTGATCCTTAAACCATCGGTTTCCTTATTATAGTCAGCATCCTTGACCCGGAAACCAACGCTAAAAGCGCCCAGGATGCCTTCTTTAACTAAATCCGCGATTTTACCCGCTGACTTAGAAATTATACCCTCGATTCTAAGACCCTTCTTGGTTATTTCTAGGCTAGTAGCCTTACCAATAGGGGTATTATAATCGTGGTTAAATAGTAGAATAGGATTGTTTTGATAATTATCTAACCCGCCCTTTTTCCATGCGGTAGGTTCGATAATGTCTCCAACCCTATCTTCATCATTCGTACTTGCATAACCTTCGATTTTAAGATTATTATCTTCCTCTCCGGCTAACTTCAAAGTAGATGTTAGATTAATGATTTTATTCATACTTTTACCTTCCTCTCTATCAATCTGAGCTGCTTTCTTTCTTGCCCAAGATTGGCCAGGATCCCCGCCCCAAAGAGCCCACGCTATTCTACCTGCGCTAGGGTATCCGTCTTCGCCAGGAGAGAAGCCCTCACCTTGCTTATCGACTTCATGTCTGCTAAAATAAGAATGCATTCTCTTAACTGTCTTAGGAGATAGATTCTCTCTTGCTACTAACTGGCTGGCTCGAGTAGATCCTATATTAGTTCCTCCTCTACCAAATTCTTTTCTCCAGTCTAAGCCTCTTTGAGCTTCTTTTGCCATGGACTCAGTAGGTTTGAAGTCAATATCCGATACAGCTTTATCCGTCATTCGTTTCCTCAGGTCTACCACCTTCAGAAGGGTTTGCAGCAGAGCCTGCTATGTTTGCAGGTACTCTAAGATCGTCATGCCCTTCTACAGGTTCTAGTCTCAAAGCTTGTCTAGCTTCATTAGGACTCATGACTCCACCGTTTACTAAAGTAGAATAGTATGCGGCTTCATCTTGTAACTCAGGTCGAAGTGCAGGAATATTACTAATATCTTCTTGCAAATCATATCCAAAGTATCTTTCAAATGCAAAGTTCATTTTTCTAACTATAGGAAGTACCGTCTCTAAGTAATATAGCCTATGATTAGGTCGAATATTTGCATTATTACCACTATTTAAAAGAATAGGAGGAACTCCAATAGCTTCTAAAATAGTTTTTTCATTCTCTTCTATGGACTGTTGAAAATCTAACTCTCTGAAATTAACAGCGTTCAAATTCTCAACTTCTAAACCTCCGTCTAAAATAAGAGGTCTGTGTCCTCCAGCGTTAGGATTATATCTTGATCTCCACGCTGCTAACATTCTTTCTTTGATCTTTTCACTCAAAGTATTCGGGCTTTTTAGTACAAGTCCCGGAACTGCTCCATTCTTAAAAAAGTTCTTTTGAAAATTCTTCATAGAACCTAGAAGCTGCATTCTTTCCCAAGCAGGCTTAAGCCTAGGTACTCCTCTATACATAGATTCGAAAGAGTTTTCTTTAATATGTATTATCTCTTCTGGACTATACGATAACTTACCGTCATAAATAAAAGCGTTGATGTAAGATCTTTCGCTTGTTTCAATCTCTACATTTTTAGCAGGTAATTGATATAAATGCGCTCCATCAAAGTAAACAAAAATATTACCATCCATTAAAAGATCAATAACTAAGTTTCTTTTGAAAGTGTTAATGTCTTGAAAGGGATTCGGCTCTAAATTAAGTAAAAGATCAACCCGTGATCTCCGTATATTCTTTTGAATAGACTGTAATGCTAATTTATCTCCTACATCTACTTTTATTTCTGCTACATCATCTACAACTAAATTTACCGCTCTATTTACTACTTCAAACTGTTCATATGCGGCGGTATAATTTCTAATATTCTCAGTCGAGCCTAAAACCATTCCCTCTTCTTGGGAGATAAATACTTGAGCAGGATTAAGCTTTTCTTCGTCTGTTCGGCCTCTAAATATATTACTGTACCATGCCATACTTATCTCTTTGCTTTTCTACCCAACGTTTTTGTTTGGGGCCGGTTATCAACTTAGGACGTTTACCATAAATTGAATGAAGTTTTAGATGATGAGTATGACAAAGGGTTACTGCCTCATCGTACAGTTCCGAATTATGTTCTTCTATAAAGGTATCTCGTACCTCCATTATTTCCTCTGCTGTAGATATAACTATTTTATTTTTCCGTAACCATATCTCCAGCAGTTCCGTTAATCCGTAATAGTGATGAAAATCTAGGTTCTCCTCTGTCGCGCAGATAAAACAATTCGTACCCTTCTGGTATCTTGACTTTGCTTTATCTCTAACGTATTTTACTAGGTCTCTCTTTAGGTTCATTTACTATTTTTCACATTCAAAAATTATACCAAAGATAAGGTATAAAAGTCAAGAGTTATTTTTTATCTAGTACCATTAAAAAGTACCTGCAGAAATCTCAAAGCTGTACAAAGCGTAACGTAGCGCATCTGACATATGAGAAAATCTATCGTGTTTAGGTTTCTCTCTTAACAAATTAGGATTAGGGTCCCACTGATATTGATCTAGGCACTCTAAAGAGTGCTCGCATTTTTGACTAACAAAAAGATTTTTATTATCTACAATATTTGCGACATGTGCAATTCCATCCAGAACCGATTTTTTGGCGTTAATTGTTGTAATGTCGTAGTTCTGGGCGAAGTCGAATCTAGTCTGCTGAGCTGCTGAATCGATGTAGATATAGTCGATATCCCATTTATCAATAAGTTTTTGTATTTCTGTTGCATGTTGCTCCGTTGTCTTTTCTGCATCTATATATTCATCAACTAAATAATATTTTTCTGATTCCCAATCATACGCTATGACACAAAAAGCCGTAGGATCTTTATACCCTACGTCAAGTCCTGCAAATACATCCATACCTTCAGGATTAAATTGATCTACATTAGTAACGCAATTCTCATAATCAAAATTCCAAATCTGTCCTTCATAAGTGTTAAAATCTGCTAAATATTCTTGAGCAAACTCAGCAGTAGACATAGATTTCTTTGCTTCTATAATATCGTCTTCGCTTAGTCGAGGGTTCTCATGGTACGTTGCTTTTATAGAAACCCATTCTGGAAATTCATCATTAAAACCACGATGAAAAAAGTCCGCAAACCAATTATTTCTTCCTCGGGGTGTAGAGATAAAGAGTGCTTTACTATTGTCTTTATCCAGTGTGGGACGTAACGCTACATTAAAAGCTTCACGACCGTCTGTTAAAGCTGCTTCATCAAATATAATTAAGTCGTAACTTCTACCAACAACTGAGTCTACTTGATTTATAGACCCCATTCTTATCGTAGAGTTATTAGACAATTCTATAACTCTGTCTTTTGCGTTATCTCTCACTACTTCCAAGTCAAAATGTTTAATTAAGTTTCTTTGTAAATCAAAAGAAATTTGAGAAAGAGAATAGTTTGGAGACATAAGTAGTACATGGCTACCAGGAACAAGAACAGTTAATTGCCCGATAATATTTGCTATATAAGTTTTACCCTGCCGCCTTGATAGTGCGGCACATACAAATCTGTACTTAGGGTTATTAATCGCATTTATTACTCCCTTTTGAGAAGCTATTGGATCAACTCCTAACAAGTCTAAGTAAGGAGTTACAGGGAGTTTTATAAATCTATTTTCGGGGGAATACTCTAATAGTTCTTCCCCTAATACGTCTGCTCTACTTATTTCTAACATTAGTGAACTATCTTTGGTTGTTCCATAAAATATCCAAAAGGCTCTTCTGGAGCTTCTTTTATTAGACCATTACTTATTGCAGCCGCATACATTTCTAAGTAAGCTGCTGCAATATTAAAATCCTGAAGCTGATCAGGAGAGAAGGTTTCGGGGTTCATTTTGCCGTCTGTCTCGTCAATTAATCTTAGTATTATGTGATGACAAGTCGTAGCTACTGCTCCGTGCCATGTTTTATTCATTTTTTACTCGCGTCTTCTAGTAAGTCTCTATATAACCATATTGCATGGTCATAAAAGGAGTCAAACCATTGTTTCTTTTTCCAAGCAAACCATCTGCCCCTGAAAGAGTCTTTTATGCTTTGCCACCAAGTAAGGTTTCGTACCTGACCGTAACAATTGATATAATTTAAATTACCTCCGTCACTAAACAGCCATCCTGCTTTTAAAGGCACTCTAGGTACTATATCATTGTTATTAACAAATCGTTGCCAGTTACATTCTCTATCAATTTTACTACAAAACTTTTTATTGCCAACTCTAGGTTGCCCATAGGTGTAGAGATGTTGAATATTATATCCTATATCCAATAAAAATCCTGTCATTACTACGGCTATTGCCCCACCAAGGCTATGTCCTGTGATGAGAAAGGGTTTGTGTCTTAGTTCTTGTGTTTTTGCTACTACAAGAGGAAATAAAGAAAAAGCTTCTTTCCAGAAGCCTGAATGTATCTTTTCTCCATTACTACTAGGATCTATTCTCCAAAATTTTAGATCCGCAGTAATATCTTTTAGTTGAGAAGGTTGAGTGCCTCTAAAAGATAGTATTACAGTATCTTCGAATTCAATTATATAGCCTTCTGCATTATCGGCACAGATAAACTCACGATTAACATACCCAGGTAGCTCAACAAATTCTTCATCAAACTGTTGAGGTTCAAGATATGCTAATCGTGCCATCTCAGATAAGTAAGCAGCTAAATCCATTTACTCTCCATGCTCACAGCAACCGCAATCTATAGTTTCACACTCTAGTACGGTTTCGCACTCGCAAGAATCACAAGTACAAAGTTCCATCTTTAACTCCCTGCAGCCAAAGCTGCCTCGGCTTCCGCCATTGTTGCAAACTGCTCATATTTATTACCATCAACATCCATGATAGTAAAAAATTCTGCTCCGGGTCCCGGCTGTACAAATTTTGCAGCAGCAGGAGCTACTTTTGCTTCTGAAGTGCTTTTTGCTTTTACATCTTTAGTTTCGTATTCCATATTTCCTCCTTATTCCCCTGCATCAATACGTGCTATTTCTTCAAAATCATGTTCTCCAATATATTTTACTAAGAACTTTCCTTCTTCAATGTTGGTTACTTCATAACCTAACGTATACCCTTTCTTTCCTAGAAGTTCGACTCTGTTGCGAAATTCATCTAGTTCTTCTTGAGCCATTACGTATCCTTCAGCCATATAGTACTCCTTTTACATCTGGTCAATTTTTCTTTCGAGCCTTTCTAAAATTTGTTTGTTGGTTTCAACTTTTGTTTCAACAACAGACATTCTTTGATAAAACTCAACTCGATCATGGTCAACAGCCCTATGAAGACTTTCTAACCTCTCTACTGAGGCTTGAACTCCGGAGGCCCACCATACTATACCCGCAAACTGTACTGTAAGGGCTAGTAAAGTTCCTATCTGGATTTTGTCTAGTTTTGGGGTCATGACTATTATTCCTGCTAGCACTTATTAAAGTACAAAAAATTTATAAGTATTATATCAAAATGTCCTAAGAAAAGTCAAGGATTATTTTTATCAACCTCCCAGAGGGTTAGATAATTCATCCATTCCTAGCCATATATCATCAATTTCTTTATTTACTCTTTCAAACTTTGAATCAAACTGTTTTAGATAAGTTTCAAAGCCCTCTACTTTATCTGCTATGAGTCTGGCTTCTTGTACTGTGGCCCTCATAGCTTCTACATCCTTTTCTGCTTGTACTACTCTTTCTTTTATGAGTAAAAGTTCTTTTTGCTGTTCGATAATAGTTTTTAAATTAGTTCCTAGCTCTGCTAGTTTTCCTTGAAGACTCTTTACATCGTTATCTTCAAGTTCTTGCTTAATTAATTCTATATCCTCATGTAGAGGTGTTGTGTCTGGAATTTCGTAAGCTTCAACTGCCTCTAGTCTGCTGTATAATTCACTTGCTGTCCATATAGTACCTGCAATAGTAGATACAAAACCAAGTACTACAGCAATGTAAACTCCTTTAAATTTAACTCCTCCAACATTTATTTCAGTTTCTTCTAGTGCCATAATTACTCCTCGCAGTTAGTATTATTAAAGAAACAGTCATA